CGGTGACCGCCGAACTCGATCCACCCGGCGTAACGGGTCCCCGAGTCGCCCATGTCGACCTCACCGCCGGTCCGCAGCGGACGGGTCCGCACCGTCGCGGCGAGGCGCCCGGTGTTCTGGGGGACCGATGAGCGGGTCAGGGAGGCGATGGGGGCGACAGCGGCGACCCCGGCCGCCGCCATCGCCTTATCGACCGGCCCGCCGTTGGCCCACAGGCGGGCCCAGTCGCGGCCCAGGGCGGCCACTCCGACCATCGTGACCTCGGCGGCGGGCATCAGGCCTTCCCGGTCACCCACGCCGTGCCCGACCAGTGGTTGGCGGTCAGGTCGGCGGTGATGACGTACTGCCCGGTCGCCCACGCCGCCGTGGGGGTGGCGGTGACCCCGGACAGGGCGGCCAGGTTGGCCGGCACGGTGGCCCCTGACGGGGTGTAGAACCCGGGCGCCCCGGCGGTGGCCCCGGTGGCGGTGACCGCCCCGGTGTCGACCGTCGGCGGCCCCGTCAACACCCAGTCGATGTCGACCTCGGAGAGGGCGCCGGCGTCGCCGCCGATGTACCGGTACGGCTGGGGGGTCATGTAGCCGGAGAATTGCGGGTTGGTGGCTGACACCGGCTGGGAGGAGTGGCCGCGGACCTTGAACACCGCCGGGGTGTTCGACGTCTGATAGGCGGTCACCGCCGCCCGTAGGGTGGCATCGGTCGCCCCCGGGTCGAAGCTCTGGGCGAACTTGGCAATGAAATGCCACTTAACCGGCCCCGGGTACTCCTGAATCCCGCAGAAAGTCGTGACGTCAATCGGCTTGTTCTCCGGGTTGACCTCGAAGTGCAGGCCGAGGCAGCGCAGGTTGACGCCGTTGATCTCGACGTAACCGTCGGTCATGACCAGCGCGGTAGCGGTGGGCGGCAACGGGTCGGCCAACAGTTCGGGGGCGTCTAGGACATCGGCATCGCTCATCGCGTGCTCCTTTTCACATTCGGATCTCCAACACCAGCTCGACATACAGCAGCTGCACCCCGCCGGCGCCGGTCACGTTCCGCCAGTTCCGCTCCTGATCGCAGACACAGGAGGTGACGACCCCGCCGAGCGAGTGGTCGGCGTCGACGGCTTTGCGGCAGGCGTCCTTGATGGCGTCGATCAGATCCTCGGACTCGAGGCCGGAGACGATGGCGACCGGGAGGGTGGCCTGATCGACGCCCATGCCGGCGGTGCCGTAGGCGACGACCTGGGGGCGCATGACCACCACGCAGGACGGGTTGAGGGTCATGGGCGGGGAGTCGTGGATCTGGACGCCCGGGTTCGCCGCCCCCAGGATGTCGACCAGGGCGTCGGCCACGGTGCGACGATCCCAGGTCACCCGAACACCAGGGCCAGATACGGGGTGATCAGCGTTTCGATGTCGGGGTCCTTCGGGCCGACCCTCACCAAACCCATGTCACCCCAGCCGATGGTGCCGTCCACCGAGTCGCGGCGGCGGTACAGCCGCCCGGCTTCCATGACCGCCACGCTGAAGAGCGGGTCGGGCAGGAAGCCGGGCTGGGTGTCGTCGGTCCACTGCGGGTCGCAGCGGGAGGTGGTCCAGGCGATAGCGGCGGCGAGCTGGTCGGAGATCACCGAATCGTCGGTGGTGTCCGAACCGAGTCGTAGATAGTCCTTGACGTCGGCCAACACCGGCCACGTCGCCGCCATCGCCCGTCCCCTTACTTCTTGGTCTTGGACTCGTCGCCGTTGGGCGGCTCGTCTGCGGTCAACGGCAGCCCGACGACGGGCGGCACGATCGTGAAGCGGGACCAGGCCATCGGGTAGCGGGACAGGACCAGACCCATGTACCCCCACACCCCCAACCGGATCGATTCGGGGCCCAACACCTCCTCGTAGCGGAAGTTGAACGTCGAGGACTCCAGGAGGAGGGCGTCGTCGGCCTTGACCACGTAGACCTTGTCGCTCGCCACCCAGGTGGTAACCACCGGCACCCCGGCGATCTGACCGGCCACATGCTGATAGGTGAGAGCGTCGCCGATGCCTCGGGCGTTCATGGGCCCGGCCCAGTTCGACACCACGATCGGGCGGCCGGTGGTGTCCTTCTGGAGCATGGCGTTACCCCAGGCGTTCTCCGACATGAACACCACGCTGGGGGCCATCTTCCGTTTCATGCGGACGTTGGTCCCGGCGATGATGACCCCATCGGGGATCTGGCCGGGCGGGGTGGTGGTCAGATCCACGGTGCCGTCGTAGGCGATGTTCGCGCCGACGAGGGCGTTCATGGCCGTCCACACCGCGGTTTCGATCTGCTCGTTGTAGGCGCCCATGATGTCGGTGTAGACCAGCGAATCGACCGCCGGGTTGGACCCGTCGATCATCTGGCGGGACACGTCGACCTTGCCGGTGTAGGTGCTGGGCGTCACGACGAGCGGGGTCGACGTGAAGGACCCGTCGGCCGGCGGGTTGTTCTCCGCCGCTTGGACGCCGACGACCGCACCGGGCGAGGATTGGATACCAACGGTCACCGGATTGGCGTCGGTGATTCCGATTTTCCGGATGGTGTCGGCGGTGGGGCGGGCGCCGTGGGCGATCAGGGCGAACTCCTCGAACAGCCACGTCGGCGGGATCGTGCCGCCCGAGGTGCCGGTCGTCGACGCCGCCCTCGTCACCATCGAGGCGTGGCGCTCCAGACGGGAGCGGGCCTCCATGTCGCCGTCGCGTTGGGCGTGCAGGACGTCCCGGAAGAACGACTGGCGCACCTCGAGGGAGGCGTCAGGCTTGCGGTAGATCTCGACCTCGGAGCGGACCTGGACGACGCCGAGACGGTCGCCGGACGGTTCCCGTTCGGGCAGGTCGGTGAGCGCGGTGAGGGTGGACTGGCGGCGGTCCTCGATGGAGCGCAGCTCGATGATCCGTTCGCCCAAAGGTTCCATGTCGGCCTTCAGGCCGTCGAGGATGCCCTGCTCGGCGTCGGTCGGGTCGCGGCCCTCGGTGGCGCAACGGTTCAAGATGTCGTCGAAATCGGCGAAGAGGTGGCTGTAATCGGCGCCCAGGCGCTCAAGTAGACGGTTCGGCACGGAACCTCCCGTGATCGTGGGGGTTGCGCCCAGGGCGCGGCGGCGCAGGATCTTCACCCTGGGCCGGTTCCACGTCGGTCCGGTTCCGCCACTGCCGGGCGGGTTCGGCGCTGCGGGGTTCGGTCGCTAGATCAGAAGTCTAAACCGTTCCCGGTCGGCGCTGTAGCGATCCAGGCGCACGGAGCGCACGGCGAGCACCCCGGCCGACTCGTAGACCGGCTCCGAGGTGAGGGCGACGTGGTCCAAATGGCCGGCGACCCGCTCGATGGTGCCGTCCTGAGCTTTGCGAGACCCGGCGCCCGGGTTGGGTTTGAACCCGATCGACAACCCGGTGATCTCACCCTCGTGGTACATCGTGAGCGCGGCGTTCCCGCCGGGGGTGTCGAAGATCCGCCACGCCCCGTACAGCCCGTCGGGCTGGTCGCGCAGCTCCTCGGTCTTGCCGATGTGGGCCCGGCCGGTCAGGCGGGTCTCATGCGAGTCGTAGAGCTTGATATGGCCGGGGGCGCCCGCCGCGATCTGACGGGCGAAGACCCCGGGCAGGAACCGCTCCTGGAAGCGGCCGTCGACGTTGCCGGTCACGTTGTAGGGCACCGCCCGGCCGTACATGGTGCGCCCGTCGACGCCCAGGTCCCGCAGCTCCAACACCAGCGGGAAGGTGCGGCTTTGGGGGCCGAGGGCGTCCGCCGGTAGCGGCACCGGTCGGGACCTGCCGGAACCGGCGTCGCCCTCGTAACCGGCGCCCGGGCCCGAACCGATGTCGGGGTGAGCGCCGGCCATCTTCTTCGCCTTGGCCATCGCCTCGACCCGCTGCGACGCGGTCAGGGTGGAGGCTTGGGGGATGCGGGCCAGGGCGTTGCGGATGTGATCGGCGTCCGGTTTCCCGTTGGCGTCCTTCACCGGGAACATGCGCTGCTTGGCGCCCTTGGCGTCGGTGTAGACGAGCAGGAACGACGAGTCGGGCAGATCGTTGACATAAGCGGTCGACCATTCGGCCATTCACTTACCTCCTGGTGGGCCGGCGTTGGCGGGCGGGGTCGGCAGGGTGTCGCCGGCCGGGAACGGGGTCGCCGTTTCGGGGCCGCCCGGCTGGGGCGGCACGTTGGTCGGCACCGGCGGCAGCTCGGGCCCGGCCACCTCGACCCCGGCGGCGACAACCTGGGCAGTCACCTCGGCCTCGACGATGGCCATCGGGTCCAGGTTCTGCTGGGCCCGGATCTCGTCGACCAGCAACCACTGCGACTGGGGGCCGGGGCCGCCCAGGGCGGCCTGGTAGGCCTGGTACTGGGTCAGGGTGTCCGTCCGCAGCGACGCGGTGAGATCCCATTCGGCGTGCTGGCCCCTCGGCAACCACTCCAGGGACACCGACTGCTCGAGCAGGTGCGTCCACGGGGCGATGGCGTCGTTCCTCGCCTGGACCTCTTCCATCTCGGCGTTCTTGTACGTCGACCCGCCGATATTGGCGCCCAGCTTCGACGGCGGCAGCCCCCACATCAACGCCATCTCGATCAGCCCGAACTGGCGGGACTCGATCATCTGCGAATCGACCGGCTTGAACGCCATCGGGGTGAAGTCGGTCAGCTCGTTGAGCACGGCGGGGGTCGACGCCCCCGAGTACTTCTCCACCCAGGAGGCTTTGGCGTCGTCGGCCTGGGCTTGGGTGATCTCGGGGCGGTGGATCTTGATGATCCCCGACGGCATCCCCCCATTGATGAAGTAGTTCGCGGCGTAGGACTGCAACGCCTGCTGCATCGTCACCGCGTCCGACATCGAATCGATGATCCCCCGCCCCAACGGCCAGCCCGGCCTCGCCAAATGACTCTTGCAATGCCAGATCTGGTCGGGGCTGTACAGCTGCCCGGCGGCGTAGTAGGCGCCGATCCCCGGCGCCATCGGGTTACCCGTGAACCGGACCGCCACCATCAGCGGGTGGATCGGCTTCAACGTCGTCGGGTAGCCGAGGCGGTCGAAGCCGGTGATGATGCAGATGGCGTTGCCGTACAAGCACAGGGAGGCGGCCACCGCCGACCAGAACGCCATCGGCGTCTGATCCGGGTCGGGCTGAGACAGCACCGCCGGGGCCGGGTCGACCAGCTCGGTGCCCCGGTAGGCGGCCACCGGCAACTCGCCCACCGCACCGGTCACGTACCGGTACCCGGCCCAAAACGCCGGCACGGTCAGGGCGTTGGCCTCCGAGGTGGGCGGCAGCACGTTGGACGGCGGGTACCACGGCTGCGGACTGGCGGGGGTGGGCCCGGCGTTGGGGATCATCGACCCGAAGTTCGGTGACGACCGGGTCAGCAGCTTCCCGAGTCCCATCAGCGGTCCCCGATCTCGGCCACCGTCCCCGCGATGACCAGGCCGAGCCCGCCGACGACGAGGCCGGCCCACACGGCGAGAAGCCCGAACCCGACCGCCATCGCCAGGACACCGAGTAGTTGCGCGAGCACCGACCCATATCGTCGCACGTCACGGCGTGTGGTGCTAGGACCCGGGTCACTCACAGGATCTGGAACCCGCCGTCGCCAGCCTTGACCAAACCATACCGGGCCAGTGTGACCGCCACCAACGGCGTCACGTCGCTGTCGGTCCGCCGCGCCCACACCCACGCATCCCCGATCACCCGTTTACGGGCGGCGCCGACTGCCGAGTTGAGCACCGGTTGATCGAAATGGCGGACCTTGCCGCCAACCACCGCGTCGTAGAACTGGCCGCAGGCGTCCGCGTACTCCCGGGCGGTGGTCGTGTCAGTCTTCACGGAGTGCCGCTCCAGTTCATCCACCAGGCTATGGGCGGGCGACAGGCCGTCGACTACTACCGGCCACGGATTCCAACGCTCGTAGAGCTCTCTGAGCCGCCCCGGGACCCAGTCGGTGCCATCCCTGCGCTCAATGACCTCGACATGGGGGCGACGATCGGGGCGCCACCCGGCCACGCCGATGGCCGTCGCCCTGCTCGGGCCCGGCGACACATCCACAGCGAAGCACGGCACCCCGGCGAACGACGATCCCAGATCGCGGCACCCCTGCCAGGTACCGG